CCTCATAGCAGCTAAGTCCCAGTCTATCTCACCTGTGGCTTCTTTCATCCGAATGGTTGCTTCAGCCTTCTGAACAGCAACCTTACCATCTAGGTAAGAAGATGCTAAACTAGATACAGAACTTAGTAGTGTACCTAGCATTATACGCAATCACAATCATCGTGGCATTTCTTGTTCCACAATGCACACCATAATCTTTTAAAATACTTTCTAACTTTAGTAATCATTGCTCTCCCTTTTTTCAGTCTTAGATGAAACCTGTACGCTTGCTCGGTTTCCGTTGACATATAATCCAAACCATGCTGCACCTGCACCTACTACGACAGATACAAATCCTGCCTGAGCATTGTTTGGGTCTGGTAAACTCATAAACCAATTACACGTTTGGTAGAACACAACCATGTAAGATAATATTAAGGCTCGTGGCACTATTCTCCATGAATCTAATCTTTCAGCCGTTATCATCTTCATTCTTTTTTATTACTTCTTCTACCCAATCACCATTGTCACCAGTATTTTCGCAGACCTCACATCTGTCATCTTCTATGTGACTGCCACACACTTCACAAGTAGGCTCATATAGCATTAACTATCTACGCTATTGTTCTGTGCTATAAATTTATTAAGCACATCTTCATTAACACATATAACTCTTTCTACAGGTCTTTGTCCGTAAAATTTCCATACAGTCTGTACAAGAGGTGCAGGATTATTCTTTACAAATTCTTTACACTCAGCTGCACTGTGAAAATGTCCGTGGTCTGGCTGTTTAAAAACTAATATATCCTGCATACCATTCTCGTGTACTCCTAGCATTACTGCTACAGCAAACCATGCTTCAACTATCATTTTCAAAATATCCTATGTTATGTAACTTTTCTATAACTTCTCGTTTTCTTAGCGATGCCTTTAGGTTGCTTA